TCTCCTGCTTTAATTTTTACAAGAATGCCTGCGTCACCGTCACCCTCTGTAGCAAGGTCACCAGGAATGGTGGCCGAGCCGTCAAGAGCGTACAAGTTTACGACATTATGTTCGTTATACTGTCTGAATGGTAAGATTCTGAGTGCCATGTTTTAGTTCCTCGTTTTTAATATTGAATTGTTACGTTATCTTCAGAAAAAGCTTTTGCAAACTTTTCTCTAATAGAAAGTGATTCTTCGGTAGTTGATCCGTTATTGTTAGCCAATGCTTCTTCTTCAACTTCGGCATTTTCAATAGCTTCTTCTACTACTTCTTCTTCTGTTTGTATCTCTTCTGAAGTTCCTGAGTTTGCTTCGCCGCCCAATCTTTCTTGAACTGCTGCTTCGATTTTTTCTTGGATAGCTTTTTCTTGCTCTTCCTTGAAAGACTTAGTCTTATGCTTCCAGAGAACTTCAAGCTTCCCTTTATAAGTAGCATATGCTTCGTCGCTATCAAGCTCTTTAAGTTCTGCTGCAATTAATTGACGATCTTCGTCTTCTAGCTCAAAATTGTCGTCGAGCTCGCTCATACGGTTGTTAAAATGTTCTACAGCTTCTGCGGCGGCCACGTCTGTCTTGATAGTTTCAAGCTCTTCTTCAGTTGACTGAAGTTTTACTTTAAGCTCTTCAAGTTCTTTGGCTTGAGATTCAGCTGTGTCTTGCAATGTGTCCTTTTCAGTTTCCATTGCTTCTTTTTCAGATTGCCATTGTGTGCTTTTCTCTACGATAGCATCATGAAAAACTTTCGTCATGTTAGCGACGGCTTCTTCTGATAGTTTCTTAGAGGAGGCGTTGGCTTCCAAAACTTCTTTGAATTGTTCGAGAATATCTTGTTCCATAATTGAATTAGGTTTTTGAATGTTGTAAGAATTTACATTGTCTTTTTCTTTTTGGGAAATTTTTTCTTCGCATTTAATTTGAGATATCTTTATTTTTTCGAAATACTCGGAGCTCAATGCGTCATCTTCGGATTGCTCTTTTGTGACCTTATTACTAATAAGACCCTTTACTGCAGCCGCTGGGTTAGCTGTAAAACCAATTCCTATTGGATAGATATCACCTTTAATTAATCTGTATATCGCAACTCCATCATCAGTTTTTCCAGATCCTCCATAAGCTTTTAAATGTTTGGATAAATCTTCTTTTAAATCTTCATCTTCTATAATTTCTGCCTTAGACAGGTCCTCGCTCCCCAGTGCAATTGCATAATCATTGAATCCAATTTCCCAACTAGCAGACACCTTGTGGTAAAGTTCACTTGATTCATCAGTGCTTTTTTCCACCAATGCAGCAAAGTCAGGATTAACACCTTTATATATAACAGCTGAAAGTGCTATATTAAATGCATTACTAGTTGTAGCAATTTTTTCAATTTCTTCGTCAGCGATGATTTGGTTATCTCCGTATGTAGAAAAAGATGCGCTTACAATGTGTCCAACTACCTTAGCTCTTTGGTGCTCTATATTAGTGGGCTTATGTATAAAATAATCTTTAATGGCAACTGCTGTTTTAGAATCTATGCCGTCACCATTCTTATTAAACCTGTTAGCTACTGCAGCATTAAAAGCTACCCCAACGAGGTCTATATTTTTTTCAAAATCAATACCTTCAGGTATGATTGACTTTAAGTTTTCTAGGGAAGCTGTAGAAATAGAATCTTTATTAAAAGACTTAAGCTCTATATCATTAGCAAAAGATGCAGTATACTTAAAAGGTAATTTCATTTAAATGTTAGATACACTTATTGTTATTATTTTGAGACGTTTTTGCTATGATATAATATAGCCGCAGGATAGGAAACTATTTCATGATTAATAGAGATATCTAATATATCAGGTAAAATATTTAATTTTTCAATATGATTAAAATCTTCTATGCATTCTTCTATTGTGTCGTTCCACTCTTCTTTTTCTGTAGACGCAACTACCGATTCAATAAGTGTGCTTATTAATTCTTTTTGATTTTTATTTAATCGCTTTTTACCAGTCTTCTTTCTCATTGAAGATTCTGCATTTTTAAATAAGCCTTCTATTTCGTATACGGTTGACTGAATATCCTTCCTACTGTAACTCTCTGAACCCACTACATTATTTGTTTTTGTTTTTGTCCCAGCAGGTCTTCCGTTCTCTTGCTGTACATTATTATTTGGTGCTGTCTGTGGTTGAGCTGGAGGATTTTGCATGTTCTCTACTTCCGCCTCATGCTTCTCTTTTTTCATGTCCTGATCCTCTTCCGTTAAAATGGGTTGAGATGCAGACAGTGGAACATAGTATCCTTTCTCCCTGTCTTCCACTAGCTTCTCTTGGGCAGCGCCAAGATCTTCTGGATTTGGGTAAATGCCTTTTTTAATAGCTGTCATTCCTTGCTCTGGAGTAATGATACCCATCTCTATTAGCCTGGATGCTACTCTTTGCAACTGCACTTCGTCCTTAATATCTATTTCAACGAACTTAGCCTTAGGGAAGTTTTTAAGACCTACAGATTTACATATCTCTTTAATTTGTGGTTGCAAGAAATCGCTTATAAATGCATTCCTTGCTTCTTTTAATCTTTCTAGAAAAATTTGAGCTTTAATCTGGGTGCTAGAATAATTCTCTTTGCCTACTATTATGTTCTGAAGACCCTCTTTGATATCTTCGTTAACTATTTCATATTTTTCGGGGCCTAGTACCTTATTTAAATCTGGTATAATAAAATCAGCTTTCGTAGTGTAGTCTGCTATTAGAGCTCGCCCAACACTTTCATTCATAAATAATTGCTGCATAGCCTGTAGGTTATGAGGGTTCACTCCTCCTTTGTCAGGCGTATTACCCATAGTTATTAAGAGTATGACATTCTCAACTGTCCTACTAATCGCTTGGTCAACTTTCTTTAACTCCATTTTCCAATTGATATCATCCAGTACAGCAAAGCCGAAAGGAGTAGCAAAGGGCTCGTAGTCTTGTTTTTTATAAAAAGAATATATTAACTTTTCTGGATCTAATTCGATTTTAACACCATCTCTATTGAAAGATTTTTTCGCTATTTTTTCTTTTGCTTCAGGAGGTAGAGAATCGTAAACCTGTTGATCGTATTCAGTCTTTGGATTTTTTAATCTTTCTATATCATACTCGCTTAACAACTTCTGGTATACTCCATTTTTAGAGTCAAATGTTATAGCTCTATCAGCAACAAAATCATATGGGTTAAGGAACACATATCTCATGGGGATAGAAGAGTTAGCAAAATTTGAGTCAGCATATACTTTATTCAATTTTAATATATCTTCTCTACCGAAAGAACCCTCAAGTTTATATATAAATACATTTCCAGACCTATAATACTCCCTAAAGTACTGATCTTTCATTTTCCAACATTGAATCTTGTCGAGCCATTTGTATATAAAATTTTGAGCCTTCTCGGACCCACCCTCTAAGTATATATCTGAATTAGAAAACTCAGCCATTACATCTATAGCATTTCTGAAAATCGGCACATTCGCATAAGCTTTCTGGCACATTAATATAGAATCTCTGGGGGATATGTGGTTTTCCTTGTAAGAGTAAGGTAGGCTTAATGCCTTAATATGGGAATACTTATCGCATGCAGGCTTCCTTGCATTGGTTGAGCATCTCTCCCTGCTTGTCTCATTGTCTTGAGGTTGCCTTACATTTCTAATATAAGAACCTTCTGCTACATAGAAGTTCTCCCCAGCAAAAGCTGGTCCAGTAGATGCACTTGACTTAGCTAAATCATCTAAAGTTTTCTCGTGGGCATTAAACTTATTCCAGTAATCAGATCTCTTAGTATATTTTCTAGGCATAATATATTATACACAGAAAAGTCGAAAGTTAAATTAAAAGTTACTTTTAACTTATGAAAACTGGAATAAAGGTAGCTGTTACAGAGTTCTCCTCTACATTCATCATGTCGTAATAAGTCTTTACCATCCAGTTCCCCAATATAAGTGCAGAATAAGAATCCTTCCTCGCTTTTCCTGGACCATTCTGCCTTCTTAGGTTTAGCGGCAATCCAAAAGTCTGGGTGCCTTGAGGGGTAGATGTTACTTGTATTAATGCACACTGATTCTTTGTGTAATTAATCATATCATACTGGTGTTCTAAGAAATCAATTATATTCAAATCTACAGAGGATTTTTTTGCATCATCTTGATTTGGCATAAACTTCAAATCACTTATATCTATTTTCTTTTTTATCTGAAGATTGTAAGCTTTGTCTAGAGGTCTTGAGGCAAACCATATTTTCTTATGATCAAAATTTGCTTGTAACAATTCGTTTGCTTTCCTTATCCAGTCAGCGGTAGGCTTCCTCAATATGCAAATCCTGTTGTCTTTTAAATCGTATTGGGTCTTTGCTTCCCTAAGGGATTCTTGATAGTTCTCTGAGTCGTCTAAGTTTGTTGTGATTTCTTTTATCTCTATCTTTTTCTTGCTGGACAGCTCACTGGCATTCAAGGCTTGAATAAACTGGACACCTCCTCCGTAGTCGCCCACTATAGCAACTATATTAAAGTTTTCAAGTATATAATGAAAGTAATTTATATGCTCTTTCATTTTCAATCCAGGTACAGCATAACTATGCACCAGGGTTCCTGTTTTCGTATTATCATTTAATTTTAAGACATGCATTGCAAAGTCGTCAGAGCTTTCACTTTCTGCCCAACTAGGGTCAAATGCCAATAGGTATTTTGAATCCCTGTCTCCAGCTATCTCAGTAGACGGGTCCTCTCCATCTTTAACCGTACAGGTTTTCATGGTAGATGTCTTAAAGAAACCAGAACTATCATCTGTAAAGATGGCTCCAAACTCTCTGTCAAACTGAGATTGACTCATTGTTTGCTTAGACTGATTAATCAAATTTTGATCGTACAGGGCTTTAGGTGCTACATCATAACTAAAATGCATAATGCACCTATTTGATAGGTCTTTATTCATTTCATCCCTACCATTAAGTATTAGATCTTCAAAAGTTTCGTAAACCTTATACAAATATTCAAACTTATAGCTCGCAGAAGATAAGGCTATTAATTTATTGTTTGGCCATCTTTTCCTATCCTCTTCTCTCATCTCTCCCTTCGCAATAAGTTTATCTTCTATTTTTGTATAGTTTTCCCTTTCAGTAGGGTTCTGCACCACACTAAGAAATGGAAGTATAACTTCGTTGTAAATGTGCTCAGGCATCAGCAAGAACTCATCTATAATTATTCTGTGAAACCTAAACCCACGAAGTTTTGACCCATCACCTAATGGTAAAGCAATTATTTTAGAGTCCCCTATTTCAAGAGTCCACTGGTCATTCTTTTTGGATTTTTTAGTGATACATTGAGACAGGAACTCGGCTTCAGGTTTTTTAGCTATATCCTCTATTTTTTCAAATATCATTTTTGACTGCCTAAATGTTGCGGCCATAATGCCTATCTGAATCCCTTGATTGAACATAGCATCAAGATATGCATATATAGCTGTACTGAAAGATTTAGACATACCACGACTCCATATACCTAGGAAGTAATCAGCTTCCAGCATCGCCTTGATAGCTAAATGCTGAAAAGGGAATAACTGTACTCCAGAAATCAAATCAGTAGCAAAAGTCACATTAGCTCTGAGAAATTTATACAAATGATACTTGGCCTCGTCCTCATCCAAGTATCCTTTGATTTTTTTTAATTCATCATTGACATTATCAAACTCGTTGTGGTAGTTTTGGCTTCCTGTTTCCCAAGTCATTTTTTATCTATAAAGTATTGTAAATCAATATCCCAAAGCTTTTTTCCATGGAATAAGATTTTAGGTATAATTTCTTCCGACTGTCTTCTTCCTCCCGTAAATACGAATTGACACACCCCCCTGTATTCGTGGCAAATCTCCCTGACATTATGCCAAACGTATGATAAGTTTGATTTGTAGGGACTATTCAAGTTGTTTTTGATAATGTTTTCTATTGTTGACTCAACTACAACAAAGACATAGGATGAGAAGTTTTTAGCCCTGTCTAGTTCTCTTTTGAATCTATCTAAGCCCGAAGAGAATGTGCCCTTAAAGTCTGTCTCGCTTTTTCTATCTACGTATGTATAATCATAATGGGGAGCCCCTAGGGTATAATCCCCAAAGTCAAGCTTCATGGTCATTGACTTATTAAACTCTAAGGGTTGCTGCTCCCTGGTGTCGATTAGTATTTTCAAACTCTTAAAAAAATCATCTTTCTTAAAAAAATCTTTCATTATATTTCTGCCAAATAATGGCATTATTTTTAGTTCCTCACAAGCCTTAGAATAGGACCCAAAGAACTTTTTATATAAATCAATGCTCGGAAGTTCGTTCAGAGCAATCTCAGTGTGACATGGAGCATATTGCAATTTTTTACTCTCAATCCTGTAAGACAATCGTTCGAGTAAATATTTCTTTACTTCGACTGGGTCAGCGTAGCTTGACCATGAAATTAAATTATCATTATTTAAAAAATTAATTATAAAATAATCTTGTTTATTGGTAAATGGCAAAAGGGCACCATTATGCAAATCTTTACGCTGATAAAAATTAACATAATATTCAGCTAATGTAATTTTATGAATTTTAGATATATGCATATGAAGGCCCTTGTCGTTCTTGAACGACTGTCCACATACTTTGCATTCTACGCTCATAAAAATAAAACAAATAATTATTTATTATAAACTTGAGCATACCCTTCACTAACAAGCAAATCATTAATAGAAACAAAATCTTCTTCAATACCCATATCGTCTTCAATGTAATATAGATTACCTACCACCCGCCCGTACTTGCCTATTGTAACGCTTTCGAGATATATATTGCTTGTACTGCAGATCTCGCTAACGCGAGCCTTAGCAGATAGCCCCAAACTTTTCTCATTTTTACGATCTTCTAGATTTTTAATTTTACTTTGTAATCTAACCTCTGGAGTATTTATTCCATATAGTCTTATTGTCTTTCTTACTGTTATGTGGAAACCTAGATCTATATCTGCCTCTACTGTATCTCCATCTATAACTCTTATGTTGTCTAGCTCGTAGACATATAGACCTAATGTCATAAACTCTCGATATGGGTGCTTCCATCAATAGTCTTGTCTTCGGGTTCTTGGACTTTCTGGTAAGATGTAGTGGTGACTTCTTTGCCACCGACATTCTCTTCTGCCAAGTTCCTAGGGCTAATGATAGCGCTAAGGGCTTTAATAATAACTTGATCAGTCTCAGTGACTGGACTGAAGTCGGGTTCTTTTTCAAAGATCTTCTCAATCAATTCATATTCATGATCGCCGATTAATAATTCAATTTTCTTCATATTGCATCCTTTTTTGATATTCCTAAAACTCTGGCCTTCCAGCTTTCCATATTATCTAATCTGTCGACCTCTTCTTCAACTAATTTTTTCTGCATTTCTGCTATTTCTACCATATGGTTTCTTTGTTCTTCTATTTGAAAGTTTCTAACTAGTGTCAGTATACTTGCATTTTCCTTGAATCTATTCTTGAGTCTCTCAGCCCTATCACCGTTGAGTTTTTTAATTAAAGACTCCATTCTTTTCTCACATTTATCGTATTCATCTGTTTTGGATTTAAGTACTTCTGCCAGCCTGACAGTCATATCCTGTTGATCCTCAACTTCATTAAACATTATATTTAATTTCTCTATATGTGATGAAATATTTTTTAAATTAATATAATCAACACATACATTGATATATAGGTTTACTTCGTCGCTGGTAAGATCTGGCTTGTCCCATATAGCTCTTACAAATTCAGCCTCGAATAATTCTCTATCCTTCTTACTGCTATAATTATTTATAACTTGTATTAACCTAGGGGCAGACAAATTCTTCACTAACTGCTTCGCACATTCTAAGTCGTCATGATTCATTGTACCTTCTTTATGTCCTAGATGGCAATATCTATTTATTTTTTCTATAGACACCGTGACAGTCTTAGGTGGTTTATATTCCTGGTTTATTGCAGACTCACTTTCATGCACGAAATTAGGCTCATATTCTTTCAAGAACTCTAATACGGCCAAGTGATGCTTTGACAATCTCTTTACATTTATATCTGGATATAATATTTCAGATATCTGGAAAGCGCTTAGTCCGTTTTCTGCCTGCACCTTTATGAAATCAATTTCTCTTTCTGATAGGTCAACATCCTTAACCTTCTCCCATGCAGTAGTTTCATAGTCCAAGCTCCTGCTGGCAAGAAAATCCCTAACAGCTCTACCCTCTTTTGTTCTTCCGTCTAAAGCTTCGTCCTCAAAGACCAATCTTGTTAGTTGAGTTAGATTTGGTGTGCTGTTGAAATTTTCGAGTAATTTATTCTTCTGCTGATCTGTTAGTTTCATCGTTATCTCCGTTTAAAAATACTATCCCTTTGTCGTTGAGAATTTTCTCAGCCTTATCTTTTAGGATGTTTTTTAGGTTTTTTATCTGCTTATAACCAGCTTTTCTCCCTGACTCACTACTCTTGAACCCCATTTCCTTAGCAGCTTCTTCGTCGGATAGATTTTTTACAAAAAGTAAATCGAAAGCTTGCCACTGCCTCTTGTTTAAAACTTTCTTAAGCTCAGAAACTAATTTTTTTATGGATTGCTCTATATCTTGATCTGATTCAGTAT